AATCGTTTCATTCTTGGGTGTGTTGGCTTTACTTGTTAATGTATTCTAATGAAAATAAACTCACATCAATTGAAGATAATGGGTAAGGTGGAACTACCACATGATATAGAAACAGGACATAACTATCATGTAGCAACGGAAGGCTCTGTAAACAAGGTAGAGTTACACGACAATGAAGATGGTACATGGAATAAGATATACACATTTAAACCTATACACGTTTCACTCCTTACTCCTAAAGGGGAATCACTTAAACTAAAAGACCCACGTAATAACTCACAAAAAATACGCAATAGGTTGTTTGGAATATACTCTAGTCCAGAGGAACAATGTACACACGACTTCGACAGGGTATATGACGTAGCATCACATGTTATACTAGAAATTATGCCTAGTGTTTATAAGGAAGCGATAAAGAGATTAAATGCGTAAATAAACATACAAGACAATGGAAAAAGATTTAAGATATGAGTTTTGGAAACTTAACACACTTGGTAAATGTGACACTGACAGGGTAGCAAAATGGTTAGATGGAATGTTTACATATAAACAAGTGGTTAATGGTGATATAAAGCGTGGTGATGGAGACATTGTTATCATAGGTGCTGATAGTAATGAATTAGTATCACTCGATGAGTATTTACGACATGTGTTTCCGCTAGACAGGGTTGAAACAAAGGGTATATACACAAATATGTATTTCTCAAGAGAATACTTTGGGTTGGTAATAGAAGACATTATCAAGCGAGCATAAATAGCTCGTTTTTGCGTTTTATGGTATAATACAATTACTATGCCACTCAAAAAAGGTAAACAAAACATAGGTAAGAATATTCACGAGCTTATTAAGAACAGTGGAAAGGTGGGATTGAACCGTGTTAATGGAAAAGTACGACCAGTTAAACAAGCTATTGCTATCGCTTTGAGTGTAGCTAAACGAAAATAACTATGGCAGAAGTAGGAAGACCATCGGAACTTGATAATGAATTGCTTGTCAAAATAAAGGACTGTATTGTAGAGGGCAAGAATTACCTAGAAACATCGCAAGAAATCGGTGTTCCTTATGATACGTTCTGTGGATGGAAGAAAAGGAATTATGACGGATTTGCTGATACTCTGCTTACTTATGAGCATGAAAGGATGGTAAAGAAAGCAGAAAAGCGTATAGAACAACTCGTATATGCAGAAGATGAGAAGGTTGCACTCAATGCTTCTACGTTCATAGCTGAAACTCTTGGAAAGAAACATTACTCAAAGCGTAGTGAAGTAACAGGTGCAGAAGGAAAGGATTTACCAACACCGATAATTTCACTCAATGGCTTATCAAGAAACGACAGCGCTAAAGAAGATACTACAGCTTAATAAGCGTATACGTATTTGTCAGGGTGGCACCTCAGCAGGAAAAACTATTGCTATCCTGCTCTTTCTTATTGCACTTGCTCAATCTGACACAGTACAGACACTAACATCAATCGTAGCGGAATCAGTACCACACCTTAAACGTGGTGCTATTCGTGATTTCAAGAAGATAATGCAAGCTCACGGGTACTGGAAAGACTCGCTATGGAACGCCACAGACTCGATTTACACGTTTGAAACAGGCTCACAAATAGAGTTCTTCTCTACAGATAACGGAGACAAGTTGCGAGGCGCAAGACGTGACCGTCTGTACATGAACGAGGCTAACAACAATACATTTGATTCTTTTGAACAGCTCGAAGTCCGTACAAAAGAGTTCGCTATAATCGACTATAACCCTACTGTAGAGTTCTGGGCGCATACCGAACTTGTGGGAAAGCGTGATGACGTTGATTTTATAATAATTACCTATAAGGACAATGAGGGATTAGACGAGAATACTGTTAAGTCTATTGAGCAACGTAAGCACAGGAAAGGTTGGTGGGCTGTGTACGGTCTTGGACAACTCGGTGAAGTGGAAGGAAAGATTTACAAAGATTGGCAGATTATTGATGAAGTACCACACGAGGCACGACTAGAGAGGCGTGGATTGGACTTTGGATATTCAAATGACCCTACGTCTATTGTAGGGATTTATAGGTACAACGGTGGGTATATTCTCGATGAGGAATGTTATCGCTCTGGTATGTCTAACAGGGAGATTGCAGATACGATTAAACTTCTAGACCAGACGCTTACTATTGCGGACTGCGCGGAACCAAAGAGCATAGACGAACTTAGGCTTTATGGTATTACAGTACAACCAGCTGATAAGGGAAAGGACTCGATTAACTTCGGTATCAAGCACGTACAAGACCAACGTATATGGGTTACTAAGCGCTCTGTGAATCTTTTGAAGGAATATAGACAGTATTTATGGATGGTTGATAAGAACGGTAAGATACTCGATGTACCAGAAGGCGGACTAGACCATGCCTTAGACGCTGTACGATATGCTCTCATGTCCTACCGTCCTAACGACCAGCTAATGAAACAGCGTATGTCACAGAATGTTATAGAACGTATGCGAAACTTAAATAGTAACACACGGTAAATCGTGGTATAATATAATCAACTAATGAGTCTGTTGCGAACTCACTCATTACACATGCAATCATACAAGATATACGAGGAAATCTCTAAAGTTCGTGATGACTACGAGAATGGTGATATTGATATTGTAGAGGGGCTTCCGTTTTCTCAATACCGTACATTAAAGATGGCGGAGTTTTACTCTAACTCTAAGTACCTTGGAGGTAACAAAGACCACCTTGGAGATAAACCATTTTTCAACATTGTAAACTTTCGTGTCACTCTAGCAAAGACAGCTACTGATTTGGACATTAAAGATGTATCTCTAACTTCAGACAATCCCAATGACCGTGTACGCTCTATGCTTATGTCAAAGGAACTCTACCAGTGGATGAAGGCAGAGAACTTTGGATACACGTTAAATAAGTTTGGATACTACAGGCCAAAGTATGGTGGTGCTATCGTAAAGACTGAAATCGAAAAGGAAAAAGGAGAGAAGGAGAGTTTATGTATTGATGTTGTTGAATGGAAGAACGTAATCACAGACCAGGTAGATATTGAACATGGCCCAAAGATTGAGATTCACTTCATGACTCCTGTTGAACTCGCTGAATACTCAGGTGTTTGGGACAACGTAGAAGAACTCTTAAAGGAAACAAAGAAAGGAAACAAGAAGAAGAAAAACGTAATGGGTGATTCTGAATACTCATCCTCACGACTTACTATCTTTGAAGTACACGGTGTATTCTCAGATGCTACACTCAAAGACGCTAAAGGATTAGAAGCAAGCGAGAAAGATGAATACACATACTCACAACAGAAATACGTATTATGGGGTGATGAAAAGAAACAGATTGTACTTTACGCAGAAAAGGAAGCCACAGACCCATATGACTATCTTCCTTGGGAAGAAATGTCAGGTCGTGGACTCGGTAAAGGTGTTATAGAGGACTCAGAGGAAGCACAGGTATGGACTAACGATTCGGTTGTTAAAGAGAAACGTGCTATGGACTTGGCAGGTAAGGTTCTCGCAAAGACTACAGCTCAAGGACTCGGTAACAACATCTTGAACATTGATAACGGTAGGATGTTTGAATTACAGGCAGGTGAGGATGTAACAATGCTCAACCTCACACCTACCTCATTGGGTGAATACGAAGTACAACGCAAGAAGTGGGATGAACAAGCAAGCAGGGCAACATCATCATTTGACGCAGCTACAGGTGAACAACCTCCAGCAAACACTCCTTACTTACAGACCGCATTCCTTAACTCAGTAGCTACTAAGCCATTCGACTTTAGGAAAGAGGAAGCAGGTATATTCTGGTCAGGTATCTTAATGAAAAGGGTAATGCCATTCCTCATTAAGAAGATTACCAAGAGCCACATTCTAGCTTCAGACTTCTCACCAGAGGAACTCGAAATCATTGATAACTCATTCGCTACATTCAGCGCAAATCAGAAACTAAAGGAGCGTATTATTGCAGGTAAGCCACTCGCAGAAGGTGAATACGAAGCATTGGTAGACGCTTACAAGTCAGGATTCGGTAAGACTACTCGTAGGTTCATTGAGATTCCAGATGGATACTTCGATGACTATGAAGCAAAGATTACTATCTCGATGACTAACGAGGCTAGGGATAAGGCAGCGACACTCCAGTCACTCTCTACAATCATGAGGGATATCGCTTCTAGCTTTAACCCACAGACAGGTACGTACACACTCTTGGAAAATCCTATCACGGCTAAGATATTCGGTAACATTATCGAACTCGCAGGTTCAGGACTTTCACCAGTTAATCTCGGTATTGGTGGTAAAGGTTCATCACAAGCAGCACCTCCTATGCCAGCAGTTCCAGCTCCAGAGGTTGCACCACAAACTACTCCAGTAGTCTAAAGTATGGTATAATAGCGGTATGGAAGAACTACGAGCATTTTATTTCGATGCAAATAAAAGAGAAGCAGTACGTGCTTTACTACTCGAACAGATGGAATCACACGCAGTCGCTCGATTGCTTAAAAGGGAAGATGTAAACATCGCAGACGCTAAGGCAATTATTGATAATACCTTCGCGTTCTTGCGTAAAGAGTTTGACCCAGCTAAGAAGGAAGAACCTTCTACGAGTAGGTAACTCACTGGGGGCTGTGCATCCATTAAACACACAGATTAAAATAAACGGGAGCTTGCCCCTGTAAAACAAGTAACATTTCATGACAAATGAAAACACCGTAGTCAATGACGAGACAAACGTTGACGAAGTAGATACAGATTCTGCCGAGGCGGTAGAAACTGTGGAAGCGGATGCAACCAATGAACAGAGTTCAGAGGAAGCAGGTCAGAGCATAGAAGCTAGGTTAAAGAAGGCTGAAAGTGAAGCCGCCAAGTTTCGAAGGCTCTTTGAGAAGGCACAGAAAAACAAAGTAGAGACAAAGCCTGCGGCTGCGTCAACACCAAGTGTTTCAACACCTTCTACGCCTCAAGGCTCTCAGTCAGTAGATGAAAGGGTACTCAAGGCTCAGGGTATGTCAGATGAATTGCTAAAGCAACTCAAAGACGTAGCTAAACTCCGTGGTACACCAGATAATCTTATTGATGTTCAATCAGACCCACTCTTTACCACTATACGTGAAAAGTTTGATTCTGATGAGAAAGCTAAGAAGGCAAATATGGGCGCATCTCGTGGTTCAGGTGGAGTTAAGGTTAAAAAAGACTTTAACACTCCAGGACTCACGCCAGCAGAGCGCAAGGAGTTGTTTGATAAAACATTCAACACTAAATAGTCGTTCTTAGTTGGGAGCCATTTACTGATTTATATTTAATCTAATGGCCGCATTCCCAACAGGTATCCACACAGGTACCACTCTCGCATCGTTCATTCCAGCAGTCTACGGACAGGAAATCAACGATGCATTCCTTAGTCGTTTGTTCATGGGTTCGTTCTTCACAGACCGTTCTTCAGAACTTGCAGGCGGAGGAAACATTCTTTACACCCCAAACATTGCTGAAACCACAGCAACCGCCGTATCTATTGGTACAGCAGTCGATTTGAAACAGCCAACAGACACTAAGATTACTTTGACCGTTGACCAGCACTACGAATCATCGTTTGCTATCGGTGACCTCCAGGCAGCACAAGTTAAGCAGTCTTATGTACTCGGTTCACGCTATGCACAAATGGCTGGACACGCAGTTGCTAAGAAGCTCGAAGTTGCAATCGCATCTTTGTTCTCAGGTTTCTCACAGTCAGTAGGTAGCTCAACAGCAACTATTGCTGATTCAGACATCCGAAAGGCTCTTGGTTACCTCGCAGCAGCTAACATCGAAACTAACGATGCAGAAAACCTCTCATTCTTCTTCGATGCTACTGTTTACTGGAACCAGGTTATGTCACTTGACCGTTTCGTTCTCAATGTAAACACTCCAGGTGGCGACCCAGTTATGAAGGGAGGTGTAGGTTACCTCTACTCTGTGCCAGTTAAGAGCTCGTCAAACATCCAGTACGTCTCAGGTACTACTGGCCGTTACAACGCTCTTGCTCACAAGGATGCTATCCACTTTGCAACCGCTTCTCTCGGACTCCAGTCAGAGGGTGGAATGGTTGGTTCAGGTGGTGTACGCGTTCAGTCAAACTACGTTCCTGAATATCTCACAACTATCACCACAGCAGATATTGCTTACGGTGTAATTGAAAACCGAGATACAGCAGGTGTTCGTATCTTGACATCAGCGTAATAGTATAACGACAGTCGGTTTATCAGATTGTTTGTGCAGGTACTCACTCCTAGACGAGAGTTATCTGCACAATCTAGGAAGCAATCTCATGCAAAATAATAATACACCCCGTTGCGCGGTTGTAATTGCTCCAGTTTTTAAAAAGACCTCGGAAAAACTTATATTCGACGACAAGGGAAACTTAATCAGAACAGAAACAACAGAAGAAGGTAAGGAAGGTAAGACCGCTATGAAGCAACTTATGGCTGCTCGTGGTAAGAAATTAGGACTCATAAAATAATATGAACGTATACTACATAGATAGTGGTTTACGTGGTTGTTACTATGTCCGTTGTTTACTTCCACTACAGGCTAATGGTTGGGATGGTGACCAGACCAGTATAAAAGTTGGTGCAGTAACAGCAGATAATAAAGGAAACGCAATTAGACACGCTGATGTACTCGTGTACCACAGACCAGACGAACCACACAAGCTAGAGTCCGCTCGAATGTTCAAAGCGTTAGGCAAGAAGATAGTGTTTGATAACGATGACACATATCACGATGACGGAGGATTCAAGTTTAACAAGTTCATGGACAAAGAAAGAGGTAAGGTAAACATGGCTAAGATGTCAGACACGCTAGATGAGTTTATTAAAGAAGCAGACCTTGTTACTTGTTCCACAGAGTTCCTTGCAGAAGAATACCGAAAGCTAAACCCTAACGTAATCGTACTTCCAAACTGTGTAGACCCATTCTACTATGACGATATAAAGAAGAACGAAGGCGAACAGATAAGGATTGGTATCACAGGTTCACTCGCTATTACATCAGACCTTGATTTGCTTATGCCTATCATTGAACACTTCCATAAGAAGTCATCGGTACGCCTCGTGGTGTTCTCAATGCCACCAGATAAAGATAGTCAAATATACAGGGAACTGTACGATACTGAGTATAACTTCTTTGAATCAGTAAACATAGAGTGGCAACCATTCGTACCTATGGAACAGTACGTTGAAACGCTCAATAATCTTAAACTTGATTTGATGATTATCCCAAGAGCAGACAACTACTTTAACAGGTGTAAATCAAACCTAAAGTTTCTTGAAGCGTCAATGCTAGAGATTCCATGTATTGCATCAGGATTTCCAGACGGTAAATCGCCTTACGAGGTCAATCCTAAAGACGCAGAACACATGGTAATGGTTAAAGACCCTACTAAGTGGATTGAAACAATCGAAAAGGTTATCTCTGATAGGGAAGCAATGCGTGAACAAGGAAAGAAGGCTAGGAAATATGTAGAAGAAAATTACTCAATAGACAAGCACGGCCACAAGTGGGCTGATGCATACTCAACAATGTATGAAACTAAACGATAAAAAACTATTCGGATATCTCAAAGACAAGCTCGAACTTACAAGGGCAGGTTCAGAGATTGTTAAAGAGATGGAAAAGATTGGTAAAGAACTCAACGCACTTTCAAAGAAAGAGGAAGAGATTACAAATAAGATAAATCCTATTGAACTTCTCAAAGAGGACAAGGAGTTGCGTGAACAATGTGATGTACTCGTTAAGAAGATTAACGACATCGGGGCTAAGGTTTTTGAAGCAAAGCTCGCAGCGATTCCAAAGGAGATGTCAGACAAACACCGTGCGCTTCTAAAGGAACGTGAAACACTCCAAAAGGAACTCAACAAAAAGGCGTTAAAGATTCAGAAGATTAAAGACCGTGTAAAACCTATTGTACAGAAAGCCGTAGCAGGAAAGCTTGGTGAGTTTGAGGAAGTAGAACAGGCTAACATCATCGGTAATCAAGACGAAGTTACCGTAAAGATTGTAGACATGCGCAAGGAATGGGAGGAGAATTACAAGAATAGTAAAAAATAATATGAACACTATTGCGGTAGTAGTTCCGACTTGTAGAGAAGAAAAGTATCAAGAGTTCCTGAAAGCATGGAACACGTTGTTTAAGAAACATAACGTCATATTGGTTACTGTTAGGGACGGTGAAACACCTACGGTAAACGGATTCTCGGTAGAGGAAGTTATGGGTGAGTATAAGGACTTAATCTAT